TACAACATGGACAGGGACCAATACAGATTTTTTCTGGGCGGCCAATTATCAAGGCGCAACATCAAATTTAAGATATTTTTTCACAACGAATAACAACATTGACATAGTGACATTAGACTTTGATCCGATGCGTTATTATAACAATTCGACGTGGAGTACTCTTCAACCACTTGTTACTGCTACTAACACACTTTGGCAAGCCTTAATCCTTATCCCTTACTATGGTCGACTTTTGGCTTTAAATACATGGGAAGGATCAACTGGATCAACCTATACGGGAGCTGTCAACTATTTTGCTCGATGCCGCTTTAGTCAACTTGGTGATCCCACAAGTGCATCTTCGTGGCGTTCGGATATGTTTGGAAAGGGAGGATTTCTGGATGCCCCTACAAATGAAGCGATTGTAAGCGCTGCCTTCTTTAGAAACTTACTTATTGTTTTCTTCGAATACTCAACTTGGCAATTGAGATACATTGGAGAATATGGCATTCCGTTTATATGGGAACGCATTTCTTCTGACTTCGGTTCGGTATGTGCTTATAGCCCTATTATTTTTGATCAAGGCGTCATGACAGTTAGCGATCGAGGGATAATTCAAGCTGCTGCAAATGGTGTAACAAGACTCGATGAACAAATTCCCGAACAAGCTTTTAGTTTCGAAATTCAGAATAGCGCCCCTAATTTTGTACATGGGGTCAGGGACTTCGAAAAAGAATTAGTATATTGGAATTATTTAGATACTAGTACAGCCTCAACCACCCAGAATTATCCAAACACAACACTTATTTTCAATTATCGTAATAACACATGGGCAAAAAACCGCGACACAATCACATGTTTCGGTACATCTCAATTTCAATTCGGAATTACATGGGATAGTCTTACAACATTCTGGGAGAGCAACGTTTCATGGGATAACGTTGACGATCAGCAATATGTAGACTATGTGACGTTGGGAACGCAGCACGGATTTATTAACATCTATCAAAACCCCGATGCTGAAACACCCCAACCGGTTAACACACTTTATGCTCCTACTCTTGCTATCTATGCGATAAATTTGTCCGCCAATCCAAATGCTTTGACTATTCCTAGTCACAACTTGGCCAACGGTGAAATCATTTACATTCAGAATACCATCTGGACAGGAGGCTCTGATCCTGGTTTCAATAATATCATTTTTAGTGTGACTGTAATCGATGTCGACAATATCTCTTTGTCAATATGGGACTTCCTTTCTCAAAACTATGATGCAGTGAACTTTTCCTCTACGGCTACTTACATTGGAGGAGGAGTTGTTACACTTTTTCCAAAAATGAATATTCAAGGCAAAGACTTTAATCCATTTCAAAGTGAAGGTAAGCAATTCAAGCTCTCTTTCATTGATTTTCAAATGGACTCCAATGTCCTATCTCCGGCCATAGGTGCTACTACTATACAACTCTTTGTCAACTCCTATCTCGGCGAGCAAGCTAATCTGATTGCAACAAATCAGGAACTGATCAATTCATCTCAAAATCCTGGTTTCATTACGAATGCCACGCAAGCAAATCCTTGCCAAATTAGGAGCCCCAACCACAGTCTTATTGCGGGCACATTGATTTACATTGCCAATGTGCAAGGAATGACTCAACTTAACTCCGCCATCTATTCTATCACGGTTGTCGATGCAAACAATTTTACCTTAGATAGCACAGACTCAACAGGATTCTCCCCTTACATAACAGGAGGGATTTGGAATACCTCACCTGTTAATGGTCAAACCTATATTCCTGGCTCTGAATATGCTTGGTATCGATTTTATAGCACACAATTTGGACAATATCTTCGTATTGGTTTGACGTATGATGATAATTTGATGAATCAATTAGCAACCCATCAATCTCCTATGGAGCTAAATGCTATGAATATCTGGTTCAGAGAGGGCGGCAGAATTTGCAATTAATTAGGGTAAAGCAATTTGACAGATGACATTTTCTAGCGACAACTCACTAAACACAAATCAACTGCCTATTTCTCTCGATGTTGATCCAACAGATAGAGATTTTCAAAACATACTTTTACTCTATCTACGACGTGTTGCTAATGCCGTAAACACCAAGGAAAGTGGGCTTTACCTTCTTCAAGAAAATGCAAATTTTGAGCAGTGGTACCAAATCGGCAACCCTGGTCAAAATAGAAATGCCTATCGGATTACTGTTGATTTGGTGAATTTGAATGGTGGTAATATCTCTACTGGAAGTACAAGTCTCGTCCTTTCCTCTTCTACTCAACCGATAAATATTAGAGGATATCTTTATCCTGTTCAGGGATTTGGAGGAGCTGTTGATACAAGCGGTCTTTCTTATTTCTTAAATGACCCGTCTGTTTATGTGAGATATCAAAACTCGACAAATACATTATTCAAAATAATTCAGGTAATGCACTGACCTGGGCTGTTTGGGTCATGGAGTATTTAAAAAACTAGAGGACTATATGGCATTAAATTGGTTAGGAGCAGGAACAGGGGCTCTTACTGGAGCTGGAGCTGGAGCTTCATTTGGAGGACCCTGGGGCGCAGCTGCCGGCGGTCTAGCAGGAGCTGCTCTTGGACTTTTCAGTGATGATGGATCAAGCGAAGATGAATTCAAAAAGTTGCCTACCGGAACTCCTGAGCAAGAAGCCCTTCACAATAGTATTCTAGCACAGGCCATGGGCTTAGGATCACCAAATGGAGGAGCTGGTTTAGCAAATCAATATTACAACAGATTATTAGGCCCAAATCAGCAACAGACATACGATCAATTTTCTGCTCCTTATCTTCAACAATTTCAAGAACAACTACTTCCTCAAATCGCGGAACGTTTCGCCGGTATGGGGGCATTATCATCAAGTGGATTCGGTCAGGCATTAGGAGGGGCTTCTGCGGGTCTTCAATCACAATTAGCACAGCTTTTTGCGCAACTTCAAGGACAGGCAGCTCAGCAGCAATATGGGCAATATAATCAATTGTCCCAAACTGGATTAAATTACGAACCATTCGCCTACAATCGAAAACAAGGATCGGCAGGATTTTTACAACCTTTATTATCGGGCGCGACTGGAGAACTGGGAAAAACCTTAGGTTCCGCTGGGGCTTCGGGAATTGGTGATTTATTCAAGATGCTTAAAGAAGGAATAGCCTAATGGTCCAGATCATTGAGTCAGAAAATCGGAAAGGGAAATTATCCGAAATGCTCGGCATGGCTTTAGGTCAGGGTTTAGGCAGAGGATTGAATAACTATTTTGCTAATAGAAGCTTAGATAGCGTTCTTCAAGATAAAGCTCTTCATGGAGCGTCTCCGTCCAAAAAATTAGAAGCTCTTCGATCTGCTTTATCTCCTTATGGCGAAGAAGGAGAAAATCTTCTTCAGAAGCGGATAGCTATCCAACAGCAAGAAATGCAAGAGGAGCAACAGGATGTTCTTGGGCGTGTTATATCAGGAGAAAAAGTAACAAGCAAGGAATTGAGTAAGTTAACTCCAGAGAATCAACTGAAGATCTTAGAATTAAACAAAAGACGTGAAAGCGGAAGAAGCGTCTATGATTCTCTTATAAAAGCTGGTTATCCCGAAGAAACGGCCAAAATTTGGCAAAACCAAATGGAAAATGCTCCAGTTGGCGGTCAGAGTGATGTTATTAGAAATGTTAACGATTTAATTCGACGATCGAAATCGGGTAAAGGTTCTTTTGGCGAGACTGATAATGAAAATCAATTAAAACCCACTATTGATATTCCAGGTACCGATCTTGGCACTCTTGAACTCAATTTTCCTGAGCTTCCAGAAACTCCTGGAATGACCCCCGCTGATTTAGTGCATTTAGGTGCGGAAAATAGAAAGATCAATATCCCTGCCTACAATGAAACTGTTGCTAGGTCAAATGCTTTGGATGATGAATATCGAGAGGTTAAACATCTTCAAGACTTGAATGAAATTCCTGGAGCGTTACCTACAGGAATTGAAAAATGGAATGTCGATTGGGACAGCGGTGACTTAAGGGTGAAAGCTTTAGCTACTCCTGAAGCTCAAGATTATGTAAAAACTATTGCTCGTATGGCAAGACGAGCAAAAGATTTCTTTCCTGGCAGGGTAACAAATTTTGATCTTGATCAATTTAAACAGGGATTTCCAACGCTTGCAAATAGCCCACAAGGTCGTCGTTTGATTGCCCAACAGCTAGCCCTCGGAAACCGAATAGCATATCTGAAAGATGAAAATTATAAGGCAGCTGTTGATCATTACGGAGCTGGCGCAGATCCTGCTTTAATAACCAAATATGCCACAGAGAATTATAGAAGACTCAAATCTCAATTAGAAGATCAATTAAAACAAACTAATATGCAAGCGAGACATATGGTTGATCAAGAAACAAATAAAGAGAGACGTCCTTCTTTAGATGAGATATTGGGATGACAGTTAAAGAAAAGTATCAACAGGCACGAGAATATGGTTACTCAGACCAAGAGATTATGGAACATCTCGCGAAAAAAGATCCAGCGTTTGAAGGAAAAATAATTAAAGCACAAGAAGCTGGGTATTCCACAGAGGAAATCTTGAATTATTTCAATGCGTCGCCTTCGAAAAAAGAAATGGAATTTGGGGATTATGCTTCTGATTTTGGGAAACAAACAGCACAGGGATTTGGTATTGGAGCTATAGGAACCTATGGTGACATTTTTGATCTATTAGGATTGCAAGCTGAAGAAACGTTACCAGGCGAAAAGGCAAAGAGAGAACGCGAATTCGGAACTCTTGAGCGTCTTGAAAAGGGCGAAGTCCCTTCCATCGGCGAACTAGAAGAATTGTCCGACGATGATATATTACCACGATACTCTAGACTTCCCTCATCTCATGAAGTTGAATCTATAGGAAAAGATGCGGGTCTTGTTTCAGAACCGATGTCTTTTGCTGGTCGTTATGGTCGACGTATCGGCAAAATAGGTGGCGCTTCTTTATCTCTTGGAGCTACTGGAATCAAAGCTCCTATCGCTGCTGGCTTGACAGGTCAAACTTTAGAAGAATTGGGAGCACCACCATGGGCACAAGCAGCCGGAGAAATAATTGCTACTTTAAAATATTCTCCCAAAACTAAGTCTCCAATCACATCTAAAAGTAAAGAAGTTGAAAAGGTTATAGGAGATCTTCGAAAAGCAGGATATTCCGAAAAAGACATCGCTTTAGCGAAGAGTGCTTTGGAAGAAAGAAAACTACTAAAGAAATATGCATCTCACACTCCAGAAGCAGAGAATTCCATTCAAAAAGGAATCAAAAATAGTGAAGAACTTTTTAACCAGCAAATAAAAAAAGGTCTTCCTGGGTATTCCGAAGGGGGACTTCCTTATCTCGAAAGGCAAGCCTCAAATGTCTATCAAACCATGGAAGAATTGGCTTCCAGTATTCCCATAAAGAATAAGGAACCTATTAGAAAAGCCGTTCAAGGTGCCATTGATTATCTCGAAAAATATCCTCTCTTAGATGAACAAAAGAAATTCATAGAATTTCTAAAAGATGGTTTATCAAAACTTGACAAGGCTGATACAGCGGACTTTTTCACCGGATTTTATCGAAATTTAGGTAAAGCTGGAAATTGGGGAAATGCTAAACAGAAAGAGCATCTTCTTGGGATGGTTCAAAAAGGTATTAAGCAAACTTTTGCAGAATCAGGATCAGAAGCGGCCAAATTTGGAAAATATTTCGATAAAACCAATGAAGTATGGAAACATTGGCTAAATACCAGAGATTTCATGGAAACTCTTGAGAAAGCTAAAACAGTTGAAGGCATTAACTTCAAGAAAGTTGCGAACATTCTAAATGATCCAGAGAACCATCAATTAGCGAATAAGATTTTAGGCGCGCATCAAGTTGA